AATTAGGCTAACGTGAAAATCGTACCTCTTGACAATGTCGACCTTACAAGTGACGCGCCCGTGCCATTTGGATATGGTGGAAAAACAGGAGGCGTTCGTCAGCGTATCCAAGACTGGATGCTTAAAGGCGTTGAAGGTGACCTGTCACTGAAGGCCGTGCTCAACAAGGCCGCTCCATTAGGACACTCGCGCAAGAAGCCTGTCTGCTTGCATGCCCTGATGCACGGTGGATATTCACCGTCCAGCAAATACTGGATGACACCATTCGTCAAGCTAGTGGTCCAAGGCTAACGGACCACGGGACAGGGAGGCTTCGGCCTCCCTTTTCTTTTGCGCCCATTCTAGACGAATATTGAGGACGCCATCCCATTCCCGAGAGGACGGACTTGACCATTCGCGAGAGGAAACTTATAGATATATGTCAACATATATCTATAATAGGTATCTCATCATCAATCATTCTCCGTCAATCTCTCGGTGACGATGAAAGATGATGACGCGACATCATTGGAAAATTAAAGATGTGTCAGGTGGCGCGGTTGGTGTATAGTTGTTCTGTGTTTAATTCTTTAGAAAGGAGAAACCATGGACACGCTCTTAAGATTTTGTGGATATTGTCTCATGTTCTTTGGCCTGTTCCTACTGTTTGGTGCAGCCGGAACCAGTGACGTTGACCCATACTTCCCGCTCACCAGTTTAATGTTGATGTCAGGCATTGGTCTCGGCTCAATGTTTGGTGGCTATTTAATACTGGCAGCAATAGGTGAGTGAATGTGGTTTTTTATATTCGCTATCATCGTTGTGGGTTTTTGGGCAATAACTGCCTCAAAATAAAAAATGCAAAATAGTGAAAAAAGTGCTTGCACTAATGTTCACTAATTGCTATTCTATATTTGTAAGCAATAACGCTTACCGCCAAATTCTCGTAGAAAGGAGATAACAATGGCAAACGCAAAAACAAAAACCACCACCGCAAAAACAACCGCAAAGGTTGCTGAGTTTCTAGGTGGCGCTGACGTAACCTACAGCCAAATTTGGCAGTTTGTTAATGAGCAAGCAGGTGGCAACTTGCACAATGTACAAGTGCAGCCGCTAGCCAATGTGCAGCTAGACAGCGAGCAGCCTGTACCGTTTGGCTACGGTGGCCGGACAGGTGGGGTACGCCACCAAATCCAAGACTGGTTGTTAAAAGGTGTTGAGGGCAACATGTCCCTGTTTGCAATACTTAACGCCGCCGCGCCGCTAGGCCACAGCCGCAAAAAACCAGTTTGCCTGATGGCAATGTTGCAAGGTGGTTACAGCCCAAGCAGCAGCACATGGGGGACGCCATACATTAAGTTGGTTGTCCAACCCCAAGCCAAGTAGGCTAGGGTACCCCCGCCACCCCGCCACGAACACCGTGGCGGGGTTTTTTTGTGACCCCCCGCGAGACGATCCCCTTGGTTATAGTGCTAGCTATAACCAAGTTTTGGACAAATCTTCGAGAACCAAATTACTTTTTCTCAATAGTGAATTTTACTCGATCAAAAACCGAGACCCCCACCCCCCTAAAACTGTAGAATGGTGATAGGTTCATTGTGTTTTATAAATTTTCGAAGTATTGTGAAATTATTGACCACGATAGGTGAGTCTATGGATTACGATATAATAACCGCTGAAGAGTGGCGAGAGATGGTAGCGGGTGAGATGTGGCCTTACCCGATGGTGAGCCAGTTTACCCCAGATAGTGAGATCCCTGCGATAATTTTCCGATATGATACGGAGAGTGGGCAGATGATTGTGTGGGGTGTTGAGAATGTTACATTGCATTAGGAGCGATGACCTTGGACGTTTCATTACTGCCTGATGATAAGTTAAAGCGATTTGCGCATTTATTGGAGCGCGCAAAGGAGATTGAATCGGCGAGTGCGGCGCAAGAGCATTTTATGGATTTTTGCACTGCGGTTTGGCCTGAGTTTATTAATGGACGCCACCATAGAATAATGGCTGAGAAGTTTGATAGAATTGCGCGTGGTGAGTTGAAGCGTTTGATAGTTAATATGCCGCCACGCCACACGAAATCTGAATTCGGTAGTTATTTGTTGCCTGCATGGTTGATGGGTAGGAACCCGCGTTTGAAGATAATGCAGACTACGCACACAGCGGAGTTGGCGTTTAGATTTGGACGTAAGGTGCGTAACTTGATGAATTCTGGTGAGTATAAGAAGGTGTTTGAGGATGTTGAGTTACGCGCGGATAGTCAGGCTGCGGGTCGATGGGAGACAAGTAAGGGCGGTGAATATTTTGCGGCGGGTGTAGGCGGTGCTGTAACTGGACGCGGTGCGGATTTGTTAATTATTGATGACCCGCACAGTGAGCAAGATGCGTTAAGCCCAACGGCATTGGAGCATGCTTATGAGTGGTATACGTCTGGTCCACGGCAGCGTTTGCAACCAGGAGGTGCTATTGTCATAATTATGACCCGTTGGGCAGAGAACGATTTAACGGGTAAGTTGGTACGACAACAGGCGCGCGATGTATTGGCTGATAAGTGGGAGATAGTAGAGTTCCCCGCGTTGATGCCCGAGAGTAATGAACCTTTGTGGCCTGAGTTTTGGAAAAAGGAAGATTTACTTAGCGTTAAGGGTAGTCTTAGCGTGGGTAAGTGGGAAGCCCAATGGCAGCAGAACCCTACGAGTGAACAGTCGGCTATTTTAAAGCGCGATTGGTGGCAAAAGTGGGAGAAAGATGATATCCCGCCGTTGGAATATGTAATGCAGTCGTACGATACGGCGTATAGTAAGCGTGAGTCTGCGGATTACAGTGCTATAACTACATGGGGTGTATTTTACCCCGAAGAAGGTGGACCGCCGAGTATTATTCTTGTAGATGCGAAACGTGGACGATGGGACTTTCCTGAATTGCGCCGTATAGCTTTGGAGGAATATAAGTATTGGGAACCCGAATCGGTGTTGATTGAGGCAAAGGCGAGTGGTATGCCGTTGACGCAGGAGTTGCGCCAAATGGGTATTCCTGTACAGAATTATAGCCCGAGTAGGGGTAATGATAAGTTCACCCGCGTAAATTCAATTGCGCCTTTACTTGAATCTGGTTTAGTATGGGCTCCAGATACCCGATGGGCAGAAGAGGTAATTGAAGAGTGCGCGGCGTTCCCCGCAGGTGAGCATGACGATTATGTGGATACGGTTACGCAGGCTCTTCGCAGATTTAGAGAGGGCGGTTTTATTCAACACCCAGAAGATTATGAGGATGATGAAACTGTTCCTAAGCAAAGGATATATTACTGATGGCAATGCAACCCCGCCCGAGTAACATCGACCGTTCGATTATAGAAGCCCCTGTTGAAGACCTAAGTGAAGAAGAAATTGATCTTGCCGATCAGGAAGATGAGTTTTTTAATGTAGAAGTTGTTGATGATGAAGATGGCGGTGCCGAGGTATTATACGGCGAAGAGGAAGATATGCGTGGGCAGGAGCCTGCGGATTTTTACGACAACTTAGCGGGTTTGGTAAGCGATGATACACTGGCAGGTGTAGCGACGTATGTTTTAGATGCCGTAGAAGAAGATGAAAGTAGCCGCGAAGATTGGCGCGATACTTATGTAAAAGGTTTGGACTTGCTTGGTATGCGGTACGAAAACCGTACTGAGCCGTTTGATGGTGCAACAGGCGTAATCCACCCAATATTAAATGAAGCTGTAACGCAGTTTCAGGCAGGGGCATATAAAGAAATGCTCCCAAGCCAAGGACCAGTGCATGCTAATATCGTAGGTTTGCCTACCCCCGAGGTTGAAGCACAGGCGCGGCGCGTACAAGATTACATGAATTACATGATTATGTATGAAATGGAAGAGTACGAGCCAGAATTTGACCAGATGTTGTACTATTTGGGTCTGGCAGGTAGCGCATTTAAGAAAATTTACCGCGATGATGCCCTTGGTCGCCCTGTAAGTAAGTTTGTACCCGCCGAAGATATGATTATTCCGTACACCGCTACGGATTTGCGCACGGCAGAGCGCGTAACTCACCAGATTCAGATGTCTAAAAACGAGTTGCGTAAGCTACAGGTATCAGGTTTTTACCTCGATATGGATGTTCCGGAGGATTCCGAGCTCGAAACGGATGAAATCGACGAAGCATATGACAAAATTGAGGGTAAAAGCACCACTGGCAAAGACGAAACCGTCACTTTGTACGAG